GGCGACAAAGTGCCGCCCCTGGAACTCGTTCTCGAAACGGCGGCGCACCTCGGCGTGTCCACCTCGCAGCTGGTTGGGGAAGTGCCGCCGCCGGAGCCAGGCACGCATGTGACGAATAACGTGGTGAACGGCGAGCATCACACGGTCTACCAGCACATCGAGACGCTGGTGCTCGCGAGCGAGGAGGGCGGCGCGCCGCTGCGCCGGGCGCTTGAGGCCGTGGTGGAGGTCCGCACCGCCCCGCTGGTGGCCGAGCTGCGGGCCCTGCATGCGGCGGTGGCCGAGCTGCGGGCCCTGGTGGTGCGTCAGGCGGTGTCCAGGGAGGGCCCCCCGGACTAGGCAGCCCTGATGCGCCAGGCAGCAGATGTGCTCTCGTATGACGATTGTCGATGGCACAAGTGGGTCAGCGCTGCCATGGGGGACATATTGGAGTAATGGGTTGCCGTGGATGCTGGGCGCGATGCCAATTCTGAGGGCGACATAATCACTCTTGTGCGAAGTGGTGCTTCACTGGGTCACGCCTGCCATAGGTGCAGGGGGTGGGCGCCGCGGGGGCGCCCGGGTGGGGTGGTGGTGTTAGCCGTACACCGGCTGGTATGCTGCGCCCATGCGCACGGTGATTTGCGCTGCCAGCACATGCTTGCAGAACCCGGCCTGGTGCTGGGCCGCCTTGCACTCGCAGCGCCACGGGTGCCGCGTCACCAGGTACGCCCGCTCGCTGTCGCTCTCGCTGCCCACCAGGTACGATCCATCCGTCATGGGCCACACATCGCGGGCCTGCACCAGGCTGGCGGCCTTGGCGATGCGAGGGGCTACCTCGGGCATAGCCGTGACCGCGTCGCCCACGATCCGGGCCAGGGTCGCTACGTCAGCCTGTGCCTCCATGGCCTCGAGGCGCGCAATGTGCTCCTCGGCGATCGCATCGTACCAGGTGCTGCGGGCGCTGTAGCGTCCACCGTCGTTGCGTCGTGTGATCTGTCGTGCTACCGTTGCCATGCTCGAATCCTCCAAGGGGTTCAGGGTGGGTGTGAGGCAAGCTCTCTTCGCGGGGTCGCTTGCCTCATGCTGTCTACACTTATATTATCGTCAATCTGGAGAAAAAAATCAACACTACTTATCAGAAAAATGGAGAAAAAAATCACTTGTAGAGCATTTTTTTCTTAGCTATACTCTCTGGCATATGGAGATATTTTTCTTATGCCATGGAGTAGACATGATGAACTTTAGTACTCGCCTGCAGCACTTACGCCGTGAGAAGCGGTTGTCGGTGCGTCAGTTGGAAACCCTCGCGGCTCTTCCTCATGGAGTGGTCTCTCGTCTGGAGAGGCAAACAACCGCGTATCCTTCCGTGCCTGCGGCGATGCGTATGGCCAAAGTGTTAGGGGTCACGCTCGACTATCTGTGCGGGATGTACGAGGAGGATGTGCATGCCTAAGCATCGTCCAGCCGAAACAATGGAGGATGTGGTTGCCCGTTTTTGGCTGATGGTTGCGCGATGTAGGCATCGGCATCCGTGCCCACGCTGTTGTTGGCCGTGGGAAGGGAGGCGTGATACGGATGGGTATGGCAGTTTTGCCTTCCGTCTCCAGCACTATCCTCGTGTGGTGCATCTCCTTGCGCATCGCTTCGTGCTTGAATGGGCGGCTGGCGCGGGATGTCTCTTCTTTCCGAACTATCATGTCCGTCGGTGCAGGACGCCTTTTGTGGTGATGCATCGATGCAATAACAAATCCTGCTGCAACCCTGCTCATCTTTTCCTGGGGACGATTGCGGACAATGTCCGTGATGCACGAGAACAGCGGCGTATTGCGCGTGCCCTACACGTGCCATTAGATACCTTCATGCCTGGTGACGAGGTGTCCCATGGACAGTGACGCCTACGATGCCCTGATGCTGCGCATGGCCGCCGTGCTCGACAAAATCAGTGAGAGCTACGACAAATTGGTTGAGTTCACCGATGAGCAGCGCCAGATCAATGGCCGCCTCGAAGTGCTGATCCGTGAGGTCCTCCGCCAGCGCCGCAATGGCAACCCCAATGGTGGCAGCCATGCCTGAACCTTTCCTCTACGGCCTGCTCGGGTGCCTCGTTGGCGCGCTGCTGGCATTGCCCTGGGCGCTCTGGGCCGGCCTGCGCATCTGGCAGGCTGGCCAACCCCAGGCGACACGGGATACAGGCGCCGACGGCGAACGTCACTTTTTTCTTTGACACCCTCTTCGTAAATGAGTACCTTTGCCTCGTGCAGTAGTCTATCTAGGTGGTGTTAGTACAAACACTACTCAGTGGCTACTGCATTTTTTTCTGCCTGTAGACCACCCTAGATAGACTCTCCACACTGACCCCGGGATTCTCGGATAGACAACAGCACCCGCCGTGTGTCGTACACCCCCGGCACACGGATGGGAGAGCCTATGCCGCGCGCCACCACACCACCGCGCTTGCGTGATCGTATCCTCGACTTGCGCCGTATTCCTGCCCGTGACCTCCAAGACCACCAGATGAACTGGCGGACGCACGAAGCATTAGATAATCGCATCAATTCTGGATATAATATAGTTATCTCTGACCTACTTCTATGGAGACAACTATGGCATCCAGATTTTGTGGGCAGTGCGGGAAGGAGCATACGCGGGTTACGAGCCCTCTGTGCGACCAGTGCCGCGCCCAGAACAGTAAGCGCCTCTGCCCGATTGATGGCTGTGTGGAGCCCATTGGCCCGCACGCACATACCTGCCTCATGCATCGCCATCTCAGACAGACCCTCGCGGCGACGCATTGCCGTGAATGTGGGACACCGTTTGAGCGTCCACTCTTGCGAGGGGTCTGTGAGCCGTGTCGGGAGCAGACGCGCATCCTGTGCGCCTGTGGCTGTGGACGCTATCGGCGTAAATATGGCCCCGCTGGGCAGGTGTACGAGTACGTGTCTGGGCACAACGATACCTACAGGGACATCCGCCGTCCGCAGGTCCCCTGTGCGGTGTGTGGCCGCAGGTTCAAAGCGGCGTCCAGTCGCACGAAGCTCTGTAGCACGGCCTGTCGAACCGTCTGGCTTACGATCAATCCGCCCAATGAGCGGAAGCGTATCCCGATTCCGTGCGCAGCCTGTGGCACGATGGTGTATCGCTCCCCGTATCAGTTGCAGGACAAAGGAAGTTTGCCGGCCTGTTCCAAACGCTGTCGCTACATCATCGTTGCCAACAAACTTAGTGGCGCACGCAGTTCACCGAAGCCCATGGCTCTGCAACGGGATGGCGCGAGATGTCGCCTGTGCGGTTTTGATGTCGTGGTGCATGTGCATCACATCGTCCATAAAGCGCGTGGGGGCAATAACAGTCTGGGGAATCTGATTACGTTGTGCCCGAACCATCATGCCATGGCCCATCGAGGCTTGATTGCGACTGAGGAATTGTATGCGGCCTTGCCTGATCCTGTGCCTGTGCCCGCAGTGGCAGACTAGGGATTCTTTTGGTTTTTTGGCTTATGGCGCGTAAGCAACGGTATACGGCGGCACAAATGATTGATGCCTTGCTGGAAACAAAGGGGATGGTCTACTACGCTGCGAAACGTTTGGGCTGCGATGCAGAGACCGTACAGAACTACTGCAAACGCTACCCAAGCGTGCAGGCTGCCAAAGACGCCCAACGCGGCGAATTTGTGGACATGGCTGAGACGCGCTTATGGACATCGGTGGACAACGGGGAAGCGTGGGGCATCGCGTTTACGCTCAAAACCATCGGCAAGGACCGCGGCTATGTCGAGCGCACCGAGCAGACCGGCAAGGACGGCGCGCCGCTCAATGAGGTGGTCAAGGTGGTGATGAGCAAGCAGGAGGAGACGCCCCGTGATTGAGCTCCATCTGCCGCCCCTGCGTGCCCAGCAATACGCCCTCTATGAGCAGCGTGAGCGCTTTAACGTGTGGGTCTGCCACCGGCGCTTTGGCAAGACCGTGCTGGCCCTTGAACTCCTCATCCGTGATGCCTTCTGTCACGGCGAGCGCTCGCCGCGCTTTGCCTATCTCGCGCCGCTCTACCGCCAGGGCAAAGTGATTGCTTGGGATCTGCTCAAGCACATGACCAAGGACATCCGTGGCACGAAGCATAACGAGGCTGAGCTGCGCGTGGATCTCACGGGCGATCGGCGTATTCAGATTTTCGGGGCGGATAACCCGGACGCCCTGCGTGGCCTGTACTTTGACGGCGCGGTGTTCGATGAGTATGCCCAGATGCGGCCGCGGATCTGGAGTGAGGTGGTGCGGCCGGCGCTCGCTGACCGCCAGGGCTGGGCCACGTTCATTGGGACGCCCATGGGCCATAATCACTTCTACGACCTGTACCGCCAGGCGCAGCAGGACCCGGGCTGGCACACGGCCTGCTACCGTGCCTCGGAGACGGGTATCCTGCCGCAGGAGGAACTCGACGCGGCCCGGGCCGTGATGGCCCCGGAGCAATACGCGCAAGAGTTCGAGTGCAGCTTCGAGAGCGCCCTGGTGGGGAGCTATTACGGCTCCTACCTGGAGACGGCCCGCGAGGAACAGCGTATCACCCGCGTGCCGCATGACCCGAGCGTGCCGGTGCATACGGCGTGGGACCTCGGGATCAGTGACGCGACCGCGATTTGGTTTCTCCAGCCTGTCGGCAGAATGATCCACGTCATTGACTATCTCGAAGCCAGTGACCACGGGTTGGAATGGTATGCCAAGGTGCTGCGCGAGAAGCCGTACACCTACGGGAGGCATTTTTTTCCGCACGATATTGCGTCACGGGATTTTAGCAGTGATGGCCGCAACCGGCTGGCGATCGCCGAGAGCTTAGGGCTCAAGCCCGCCGTCGTGGTGCCGCGTGGTGATCCTGCAGATGGTATCCAGGCCGTGCGCACGTTGTTTCCACGCTTCGTGTTTGATCAGGACAAGTGTTACGAGGGGCTGGAAGCGCTGAAGGCCTATCGGCGTGCCTGGAATGAGGCCCAGAAGGCGTGGGCGACGCATGCGGAACACTCGTGGGCCTCACACGGCGCCGACGCCCTGCGCACGTTCGCGAGTGCGTACCGCGAGGACAGAGAGCCCATCCGACCGCCAGCGCGCGTCGTGCCGACGCACCGCCTGCAACGCGGGAATTGGATGCGGTAAGGAGGGGAGAGACGATGCCAGCAAAAAGTAAAGCTCAACAGCGTTTTATGGGTGCAGAGCTGGCCCGGAAGCGCGCCGGGAAAGAGACGACGACTGACATGACGGCGGCGCAACTGGAAGACTTTGCCAGCACCAAAACGAAGAAGCTGCCTGCGAAGGTGAAGGCGAAAAAAGGCTCGAAAAGTTCTTATTAGAAGGCTGTGCATACTGTGGAGACCTCGGCTGTTGAAAACTTTCGTGGGGAGCAAAGTCGTGGAGAACCCCTGGGACTTTTGCACCCGTTTTCACCAGCCATGGCGGACACGCAGTCAACAGCACACAAACGTTGAGTAGTCTTCTCCATCAAGCTGTTATGGACGCCTGTGGACAAAAAAAGCGTGGAAAAACGGTGCACAAGTCAAGTTATGCACATATGAGCATGTATTACTGTTGTTACTGATTATTCTCTTCTGTGGATAATAGCAAGACTATGGCTGAGACCACGACACTTGCTCCCCTGACCCGTGATGAGCGCCGTGAGCTGCGTCCGACACGTGATGAGGACGTGCTGCAGCAGATGCGCGAGAGGTTCAAGCTCGCACAAGAGGCCGAGGCTGACGAACGACGTTCGCATGAAGATGCGATGGCATTCAGGTCTGGCGCTCAGTGGCCGGACCATCTTATGCGCCAGCGCCAGGCCCCAGGCTCAGAGCGCCCGTGTCTTGTGATTGACCGCCTGTCGCAGTACATCAACCAGGTGATCAATGCCTATCGCCGTGCCCCCCTTGGCCTACGAGTCAGGCCAAAGTCGGGCGGGGCCACCCAAGAACTCGCGACAATCTTAGAAGGACACTTAAGGGACATTGAGCAACAGAGTGAAGCCGAGATCGTGTACACCACCGCCCTCGATCAGGCCGTCGGTCATGGCCTGGGCTACTGGCGTCTGGTGACGGAGTACGAGACCCCCACGTCGTTCCAGCAGGTGCCGCGCCTCAAAGCCATCTACAATAGCCTGAGCGTGTACATGGACCCGGCCGCCGTCCACCCGGCCGCCCTCGATGCCTCCTGGGCCTTTGTCACCGAGCGCTGGGCCACGAGTCGCTTCTGCCAGCAGTGGGAGGTGCGGCCGCAGCAGGTCGAGGCCTGGACCGGCCCGGTCGACTACACCTGGAACACCGGCGCTGAGGTCCTCCTGTGCGAGTATTTTTATAAGACGTGGAAAGCCGAAACCCTCGTGCGCCTGCCCAACGGCACGGTGCTGCCCACCGCAGGGATTGGCAACCTCGACCCGACCTGGCCGACGCGCCAGACGCTCAAGGCCACGGTGCACTACGTCAAGGCCGTGGGCTATGCCATCCTGGAGCGCGCCACCTGGTCCGGCCAGTATATCCCCATTATCCGCTGCGAGGGCCAGCGGCTGCTCCGTGATGGCCGCGCCCAGCGCACCGGCCTGGTGCAGGCGGCCGCCGACTCGCAGCGCATGTACAACTACTTTGCGTCCGCCGAAGCGGAAGCGGTGGCCCTGGCGCCCAAAGCCCCGTATATCCTCTATGCCGAGCAGATTGACGGCTATCAGGACCTCTGGGACCAGGCTAATGATGCGCAGATGCCGTACTTACCCATCAAAGCCCACGTCGAGGGCGGCTCGCTGCTCCCGCCACCGCAGCGCCAGGTGACCGAGCCGGCGATACAAGCCATCTCGCAAGCACGGTTACTCGCGGCGCAAGACATGCAGGCGACGGTCGGGCAGTACGAAGCCAGTGTGGGGCAGCGCTCCAATGAACAGAGCGGCACGGCGATCAACGCCCGCAAGATCGAGGGCGAACAGACCAACTACACGTTTCCCGGGAACCTCGCGTGGAGTATCCGGGCGTGTGGGATTCAGATCCTGGACCTGCTGCCGGTGCTCTACAGTGGCCCCATGACCCTGCGCCAGGTGGGGCAGGACGGCAGTATCAGCACCACGAAGGTCAATCAGCCTGTGCAGGGACCAGACGGCCAGACCGCAGAGCATCGGCTCGCCCAGGGCGACTATGACGTGGTGGTGTCGAGTGGCCCCAGCTACGAGACCTCGCGCATGCAGGTGAACGACAATCTGACGACCATGCTGGCGGGCGTGCCCCCGGAGGTGTCGCGGTACTTCATGGACGTGTGGGCCCAGACGCTCGACTTCCCTGGCTCCCAGGAGCTGGCGCAACGTTTGAAGACCCTCGTTCCCCCTGAAGCGCTTGCGGCCTCAGAGCAGGTGAAGCCGGAAACGAAGGTCGTCCAGCTCCAGAATCAGTTACAGCAGGTGGGCACCCAATTCCAGGCGTTACAGCAGCAAATGCAGCAGGACAAAGCGACGCAAGAGGCCGCGATCCAGCAAGTGAAGCTCTTAGAACAGCAGGTGGCGACGATGCAGACTCGCCTCGCGGATAAGCAGCAGGAAAACCAGTTAGACGCACAAAAGAACGCCTGGGCGCATGAAGTCGATCTGCTGAAGTTGCGGCTCGAAGAACAAAAAATGCTCATGCAGGCGCAGCAGTTTCAGCAACAGCAGGCGGCTGCCGCCTTCTCCAACGGCAGCACTGAGGAGCCCGACTGATGTCCGAAGACAACGTCACGTATCTGCACCGCTGGACGACGGGGCCTACTCCGGTCGCCCGCGTCCTTGACGGTGCGCAGGGCTGCGAGGACGTGCTGGTGCTGGGCGTGCTGCCAGACGGCACGCCGTACTGCGCGGCCTCGACGGGTGATGGCGGCACGCTGCTCTGGTGGCTCGAAACCTTTAAGCACCGGCTCTTAGCCGGGGAGTTTGCCTGATGGCGGGAATAGTATGAAATGGGGTATACTTAAGGCAGAGCATACGAGTCTGATTCACTCGTATGCCCCTAACCACAACGAACCTGTCAGAGAGGTATCGCCATGGCTGATGAAAGTATACCCGAACTCTCCCCGGAAGTACGCAAAGTACGTGACCGCAAGTACAGTGCCCGCTATCGCGCCAAGAACCGTGCGAAGAGGCGACTGGCCCTTCAGCGGTGGAGAACCGAGAATCCTGAAAAGGTGCGTGCTCAACAGCAGCGAGCTTCTCAGAAGAGACGGGGGAAAAGGCCACAGCTGCGAGCAGCCTTTCAGAAATGGCGTAGAAATAACCCTGACAAGGTTCGGGAGAGAGATGCGCGCCGACGTGCCCGTAAGGCCGCAGCCCCCATTAACAATTTTACGGCGAAGCAATGGCGTGCCCTCTGCAAAGCTGCGGGCTATCGGTGTGCGTACTGTCACAAGAAATTTCCCTTTAAGCAGCTTACGCAGGATCACATTATTCCGCTTTCCAAAGGTGGCAGTCATACCCTGGCGAATATTGTGCCAGCCTGTCTCTCCTGTAACAGCCGGAAGAAGGACCGTGATGTGCTCACGCCCGTGCAGCCCTTTCTCTTGCTCCCCGAGGAGGACGCTGCCGCCGATTAACCAGGAGTACGCCATATGGCGGTCACGTTAACAAGTCGTAGTGCCGATGGCCAGATTGTCTCCATCCCGTTCGATCCTGGGGACGCATCGCCCACAGCAGGGGCTGCAGCGCCTGCTGGCACAGATGCGCATGGTGCGACACCGCCCGGGCCGGCCAGCCCGGAGGTGCCCACGGGCTCACCACCCGCAACGCCACAGACGCCGGCCGAGCCGGGGAGCCCTCCCGCAGGGAGTGCGGCAGAGGCCGGCGTGGCCGACGAGGACGACGAACCCGAGCCAGAAGTGGCCACGGTCGATTACGTGGCGCGCCGCATCAAGCGCTTGACCGCGAAGCAACGCGCCCAGGAACGCGCCCATGCCGAGCGCGAGCAGGCCTGGACGCAGGAACGCGCCCATCTCCAGGGCCAGCTCGAAATGATGCAGCGGCTCATATCCGGGGCCACGCCCGCGCTGCCCGAGACGCCCCAGGTCCCACCGCAGGCCGAGCAGTTCGACACGCACGACGCCTATGTGCGGGCCACGGCGCGCTACGAAGCGGAACAGGTGGCGCGTACGCAGCAGCAGCAGAGCGCACAGCAGCAGCAGGCCCAGCAGATGCAGCAGCAGCTCATGGAGCGCGAGGCCGCCTTTCGCGCGGCGCACCCGGATTTTGACCAGGTCATCACCACGGGCCTGCGTGGGCGCATCGCGCCGCATGTGCAGCAGGCCCTGATGGTGCTCCCGGAGGGGCCGCAGTTGGCCTACACGCTGGCGCAGCAGCCCGAGACGCTGACACGGCTCAACACGCTGCCGCCGCCGCTGGTGCTGGCGGAACTGGGACGGCTCAGTGCCGCCCCACAGGGCAACGGCACGGGTGTTCCCCCGCCCGCCGAGACGCCGACGAACGGCCAGACCCCACCCGCGCCGACCGCGCCGACACCCTTACCCCCGCCACCCACGCCGCTCTCCGGCATGGGGCAGGGGGCCCCGTCCGGGGCGACGCCGGACATGCCACAGGCCGAGTTTCGGCGGATGTGGTCGCAAGGATGGAGACCAGGCCCTCGAGACTTCGGCAGACAATAAGACCCTGGCAGAACGCTCTCCCCTTTCTGCCCTGATGATGGTTCCTTGCTGGCGTAAATGCTCCCTTTGCGCTCCTACAGACTAAAGAGGAGTGCTCTGCACATGCCCAACACTTTTACAGTCATACAGCTCGTGACCCAGGCCCTGCTTGCCAACCTTGTCAACAATCTTGTCTTTGCGGCTGGCGCAGACCGGAGGTTTGAGGATGACTTTGGGAAACAGGGGCACAAAATCGGTGATCATTTAGACATTCGCCGCACCCCACGCCATGCCATCCACAAAGGCGCCGCGTACATCGGGCAGAACTATGTGGAAGAGACCGTGCGCTTGACCATTGATCAGCAGGCGCATGCCGACGTGGACTTTACCAGTGTCGAGAACACGCTGTTCATGGACGACTGGAATAACCGGGTGGGCAAACCGCAGGCCGCGCGGCTCGCCAACGAGGTCGATTATGACGGTCTCGCCCTCTACTGGCAGGCCTATAACTCCGTCCTCGCGGCCGACGCCGACCTGCCGTACCGCGCCTACCTCGACGCCGCCGCCCTCCTCGACATGGAGGCGGTGCCGCGCGATGATCAGCGGGCCGTGGTGGTGCACCCCACGCAGCACCCGCCGCTGCTCGACCAGTTAAAGGGCCTGTTTCAGCAGAGTACGGAAATTGGCCGGCAGTACACCGATGGCCAGATGGGCCGCACGGCGGGCGCGAAGTGGTCGATGGACCAGAACGTCGCGGTACACATCACGGGCTCACGGGCGGGCACCCCGGCGGCCGCCGCGGGCTCCAGTGGGAGCACCATCAATCTCAAGGGCTTTACCCCTTCGGAGACCGGCGTCCTGAAGCGCGGTGACGTGTTTCAGGTGGCGGGCGTCTATGCGGTGAATCCGCAGTCGCTCCAGTCCACCGGGCAGCTCCGCATGTTCAGCGTGCAGGCCGATGTGGATGCCGGCGGCACCGGGCTGGCGGCGGTGCCCGTGGCGCCGGCGATGATCGTGCCACCTGATCCCCGTGCCACGGTGACGGCGCTGCCGCTCGACAACGGCGTGCTGACGTTTCTGGGCACGGCGGCGACGGCCTATGCCCAGAACCTGATGTATCACCCCATGGGCGTGACGCTGGGCAACGTCAAGTTGTTCGTGCCGTATGGCGGGGAGCATGCGGTAGCGAGCGACACGCAAGTTTCCTTGGCCATCAGGGTATGGAAGGACAGCGATATCAGGACAGACCAGCACCTGTCACGCGCGGACATTTTGTACGGTTGGAAATGGACTATGCCAGAGTGTACCGCACGAATTTGGTCCCCTATGGCATGAGGTAAGATTTACTTGTTGTTTATGAAAAATAGCAGTACAATTAGTCCAACAATATTGTCGCCTAACACTATTGGAGGACCGCATGTACTGCTATCTACTCTGGAATACTATCACGGATCGTGGCTATGTGGGCATTACGCGCCAAAACTTATGGAAGCGCATACGCTCGCATACCCATAGTGGGCCATCAAAGACCAGCAGGCTCATCACGCAAGCGATTCATAAGCATGGGACAGAGAACTTTACGCTTCGTGTCCTTGGGCAAACAGATACGCTTGAGAAGCTGTACCTGATGGAACAATACTGGATTGCGGAACTCAATACGCTTTGCCCGCATGGGTATAACCGTACCCCTGGGGGTGATCCTATCCTTGAACACAAGCATGGCCCAGAAGCACGCAAGCTGATGGGCGAGAAGGTCAAGGCGCATTGGGATACCTATGGACACTCTATGCTTGGACGCACGCAGAGTGAGGCAACCAAGGCCAAGATTAGCGAGAAAGCAAAGGCCAGACATGCCGCAGTTGGACACCCCTTTGTTGGGCGCAAGCATAGTGAGGACACGAAAGCAAAGATCGCTGCTGCACATCAAGGCAAGTCGCTCAGTGAAGAGCACAAAGCAAAATTGCGTGGGCACACGCATACCCCAGAGACGCGGCTGGCCATGTCCCTGTCCCGTAAAGGCCGCAAAGCCTGGAACAAAGGCATTCCCTGGCATGACATCACGAAGGGGAAGTTACATCCTGGGCGACATCGGGTTGAGCTTGGTGGAGTGGTCTACGAGTCGGTCATGGCGTGTCATAAGATCACCGGCATCTCACGGCCCACGATTCGCGCCATGATTAAACGCGGGGACGCCCGCTATGTCCCCCTAGAGGAGGAATCCCATGCCTGACACCCCAGTCCTGCCCTCCTGGCGCTACCACGTCAGTGGGCAGTCGCGCATTATCACCACGGTGGAGGAGCTGCGCGCCCTCGAGGCCGGGCAGTGGTTCGAGAGCCCGGCGGAGGCGGCTGATGCGGCCGCCAAGGCTAGCGAGCCCGCGAGCGGTGACGAGACGCGCCGCAGCCGGAGGTAGCGTATGGCCGTCTTCCTTTCGGATAATTACGGCACGCCGCCCGCCCTGGGGAACGACCCGGCGAACCGCGTGCAGGCGGTGCTGCGCGCCATCCGCTGGCGCCTCCCGGCGACGCTGGTCGAGGGCGATGCCGACTCGACCATCCAGATGTGCACCCTGCCACGGGGCGCTAGATACTGCTCCCAGCTCTCGAAAATGGGCTGGAAGGGGCTTGGTGTAGGCCGCACGCTCGACTTCGGGTACGCCGCCTACACGCTCGACAACGGCATCGTCGTGCGGGGCAACCCCACCGGGTTGGGCACGGGCCTGGACGTGGCGGCAGACGGGCGGAGCTTTTTCGATGCGTTCCCGCTGAGCAGTACGGATGAGTGGGAGGCTGTCGTGCCGGTCGATCTCATCTTGACCGTTCGAGGAGATACTATACCAGTTGAAACTACCATGGGGGGTCTCGTGGTGTATCTCGCGTACCACTAGGAGGGCCTATGCCCCAGGAAGTCACGTTAACGACGGAAGAAAAAGTGCTGGTGTCCCTCCAGCCGCTCACGGAAGCAGGCAACCCGGCCGTGGTGGATGGTCCCGCGACGTTCACCGTGGTGAGTGGCACCTGCACGATTGCCCCGGTCGATGATCTCTCGGCCTATGTCGTCAGTGGCAGCGATGCCGGGGATTCCCAGGTGTCGATGGCCGTCGATGCCGATGTGGGGGCAGGGGTGACGCATATCTCCGATACCGTGCTTGTGCATGTGACCGCCGCTCTGGCGGAACAGTTACAGGTCACGCTGGGCAGCCCGGAGTTGAAATAGCATGCCAGACATTGCGGCGAGACAGCCCTGCACGACAGCACTGCGCCTGTTAGGCGTCGCGGCCGCGGAGCAGCCGATCCACGCCGATATGGCGCAGCGTGCCCTGGAGGGCCTGAACAGCCTGCTCGATGCGTGGAGCACCTCGCGGCTTCTCGCCTGGACCAGGCCGAAGGTGCCACTGCCACTCGTTCCAGGGAAAGGTCAATACTCGTGGGGTGTCACTGACCCGCCGTGTGACATCATCGGCGTACCCCCGGTGCGGCTGGAGCTGTGCCTGCTCACGGTGGGTGCGGATGATTGGGAGATCGGCATCCTGGATCAGGCGCGGTATGAGACGCTCGTGAGCGAGAAGGCCATGGCGAGTACGTACCCCGAGTACGTCTATCTGGAGGACAGCCAGCCCGTCAAAACGCTCCACGTCTGGCCTGTGCCGCAGGGCACGAGCCACACGCTCCAGCTCCTGCCCTGGCCGCAGCAGCCGCAGTACACGCACTGGGACGCGGTGCTGTCGTGGCCCAACGGGTACCTGCGCCTGATGAGCTATAACCTGGCGGTGGAGTTAGCGCCGGAATACGCCGTGGAACCGTCGCCGACGGTGCTGCGGACGGCGGTGCAGACGAAGCACGACCTGGCGCCGGTGAACATGCCGCGCGGGCGCCTGTCCCTGTCGCCAGGGGGAGCGCCAGCGCAGTCACGGCTGGCAGCGTTTTACCGGGGAGAGCCTTAACGCGGCAAGCGCAGGAAGATTTGCCACAGGGCGGCGCCGATCGCGGCAAAGCCGACCAGCATGACGCCGATCACGAGGTTGAGCTTGCTATCCACCCCGTTGACCCGCTCCGCCAGGGTCAGGAGGAGACCGCCCATCGTGGCCAGTTCGATGGCCGCCTGGCGGGCTTCATGTTCCGGGGTCCCGGCGGCTTTGAGGGCATCGTAGACTTCCACGTTCATGAGGCTCATGCGTCGGCCTCCTCGGCGGCGATGTCCTTCGCGATTTCGGCATCGATGTAGGCTTGCATGCCCTCGTAGTAGTCGGTCAGGCGTGCCAGGGCTTCGAGGATCGTGTCGTAGGGATACTCGGGGGAATCATCAATGTACTGGTCGAGGATGGCATCAAGGGGTGCATACAAGGTGTTCACCTCTGCCAGTTCGACATCAGTCAGCATGACAGGTGCAGGCTCGGGGGCGGGAGCAGGGACGAGTTGCCAGCAGGATGGGACGTGTTTGCGGGGCATGATGACGCCTCCTCTACGGTCGTAATGACCAGGCGTTAAAGTAGAGGCTTCAACCTTACGAGCGGGCGCGACCCGCTACCTGGTCAAAGCACAGTATAGAGCAAGTATACCAAAAAGGGCAGCCGCATGGCACCTGAATTGGCTGGTTTCGTCGGTCCTTCTGGTACTACCAGGTCTCCTAATGCCGCCTGTGACAAATTGTATAACATGTATGTCGAACAGGTCGAGACTGATAGAAAACGGTATGTTTTGTACTCAATGCCAGGGCTTAGGCAAGTCGCACAACTCCCGAGCGGCCCCGTGCGCGGACTCTACGAATCAAGTGTAGGCCGTGTCTTTGCCGCAACCTCGACGACCTTGTACGAGCTGTTTTCTGGTTGGAGCTTTTTGTCCCGTGGGACCATTACGACAGGCACGAACCCCGTTTCGTTCGCGGACAATGGTATTCACGTCGTCTTGTCTGTTGAAGGCGTCGGGTATGCGTTTGATCTGACGACCAATGTCCTGACGACGCTCCCGACGACAGGGCCGCAGCCCTTTGGGCAGATGGCCTACCTTGACGGGTATCTGCTTAGTAACCAACCAGGGAGCAGGCGGTTTTACTATTCGAACTTACTCGACGCGCTGACCTGGCCGGCGTTGTCTTTCTATTCCGCAGAAGGCAGACCAGATAATCTCGTGACCATTGTGGCTGACCATCGAGAGTTATGGGTGTTTGGTAGTCAATCCATAGAGGTCTGGATGAGCACAGGCGACAGCCTCAATCCCTTTGCCCGTATGCAGAACGTCTTCATCGAGCAGGGCATTGAGACGCCGTGGAGTGTCGATGCGCTCGATAATACCCTGTTCTGGCTGGGCGGTTCGCCGCGTGGCGAAGGCCCCATGTGGACAGTCCAGGGCTATCAGCCGGTGCGCATCTCGACGCACGCGGTGGAGAGTGCCATGGCGGGGATGGCCACCGTGAGTGATGCGGTGATTACGACCGCCCGGCATGGCGGCCACGGGTGGGTGACCTGGGATTTCCCGAGCGGCGGCCAGACCTGGAGTTTTGACATCGCCACCCAGGCCTGGGCCGAGTGGCCGAGCCTCACGGCAGATGGCACCTTGAGCAACTACCCGAGCAATACCCACTGTAGCGCGTTTGGGGAACATCTCTGGGGCGATAGGACGACTGGCGCCTTGTATATCTGGGACATTTTGTATCATAAGTATGGCACGGCTCCACGGCTCTGTCGCCGCACCAGCCCGCACGTCCGCAGCGAACAAAAACGTCTGCGCTACCACCAGTTTCGTCTGGAGGCGGAGATGGGTGTAGGCCTCGACGGCGGGGTGGTGCCTGGCAGTGATCCGCAGGCCATGCTGCGCGTCAGTGCCGATGGCGGCCACTCGTGGGGGCAGGGGCGCTGGCGTTCGCTGGGGAAGATCGGGGAGACGCAACGTCAGGCCGTGTGGTACAGCCTGGGGCAGCACCGGCAACTGGCGTTTGAGGTGACGGTGAGTGACCCGGTAAAGATAGCACTATTAGGCGCATACCTGGAGGTAGGTTGATGCCCGATCTCCTTGCCCCTGCCCCAGCCCGTGAGGCCCTCATCCAGCCCGGCGCCATCATTACGCCGCCCTGGCAACGGTGGCTGGCGGAGGTCGCGCGGCAACTGGGCGTGGTGCAGGGCGACGTGGCCACGCTCCAGGAGGCCCTGGTGGCCCTCGAAGCCGAGCTCGCCGCCCTGGTGCAGCCGCAGGTGACCACGCTCACCGTCGCCGTGAGTGGCGCTGCGGTGCTGACGTTTGCCGCTATGGCCCCGGCTGGGGCGCAGGTGGTCGGCGTCACGTGGCGCATCCAGACGACGTTTACGGGCACGCTGAGCGGCCTGGCGGTGGGTGATGCTCTGGCCGCTGATAGATGGGGCGTTGCCGCGGCCCTCACGGCGGGGACCACCGGCGACAGCAGTGGCTGGCATGGGCAAGGCGGCTTCACGGTGGCGAGTGCGTATCAGGTGCTGGCGCAGCCCATAGGCGATGGCTTTGGCGGGGCGGGGGCGCTGACGTGTGCCTGTACCTGGTGGCCGGCGCTCAGCCCGCCAGCGTAGGAGGTGCAGCGTGGCCCTCTGGTATGTGCCCGGGCAGGGGTTGGTAGACGACAGCCAGGAAGGCGTGTCGATCCCAGAACCCGGCGAGATCGTCTTGCCCAATGGCGAAAAGATTACCTGGGGCATCGCGGGCACAGAGCGTCTCCCGGAGTACACACTGCCGGCGCAGTTTGGCGACACGCCCTTTCAGTGGCGGCCCGGGGCGCACACGCAGGAGTGGCTGCCGGGCCTGTCCTCCTATGCCGTGGGGTATATCCCGCAACTGATCGACTGGAGTGAAGCGGCGCAGGCAGGGACGCTCCAGCCCTTTGAGCGCGAGCAGTACGAGCAGATGCGCCAGCAGGCCCTGGCCATTCCCACGAGGGATATCAGCCAGCTCGAGGCCGGCTATCCGGGTGACGAGGGGGACTGGGGCCGCTATCTCACGCCGTCCTCGCCGGACGCGGGCGCCATCATGCTCACCCTGCGGGACAAGATCCAGGGGGGGCAGGCGACCGAGCAGGAGCGCGGGCTCTATGACACGTTTTTGGCCCAGATGCGCGAGCAAAACTGGCGGGCATCAGTGCCGCAGCCCAGTGATGCGTTCAACCCGCTCTCGAACGAGTTTTTTCTGGCCCTGGGCGCCCTGGGCGGGGCGGTCGGCGGCGCCGGGGCCTTTGGCGCGTTTGCCCCGGTCGCCGGGGCGGCCGGTGGGGGGGCGGCCGCGGCCAGTGCGACACCGTCCCTGCTGGGGATACCGACCTCGACGCTCAGCACCCTGGGGGCCATTGGCTCCTACGGCGGCATGGGCGCGAACCTGCTCGGGGCGGCCACGCAACAGCCGTGGTTGCAGAAACTCGGTCTGGCGCTCGGGGTCGGCGGCGGCCTGGCCGGGGGGCTGGCAGGGCTTGGCAATGTCTTCAGTACCGGAGTCCAGAACGTCGGCGATGTGGCGCGGCTGGCCTCGAGTGCGGGACGCCTCACCGGCGCCCTCGGGCGGGCCACGGGGATCGAGCCCTTACAACAGGCCAGTCGCTACCTGGGGCTGGGCGCACAGGTGGGCCAGCTGGGCGGGGGCGTGGCCTCCTTACTCGGGGCAGCGCAGGGCGTCAGCGAGGGAGCGATGTCGGGGCTCAGTCCGCAGGACCTGGTGACACAGCGAGGAGGACGTATGAGCGAGTGGGATTGGCTTGGCCTTGATCTCGGCAGCGGCGAGGGCTACGGCACGGTGCTGGCGCCAGGCTGGGACCCGGGCGGTGGCAGCAGTGCCTGGGACACCTTCACGGGCTGGGGCGATCCCTACGGCCCGGGCTCCAGCGGGGATGTGGGGTTCAGTGGAGAGGGGAGTGGCAACTGGCTGGGCACGGCCCTCGGGGCCCTCGGCAGCGTGGGGTCCTTCCTGGGCAAAAATGCCTCGTGGCTCGGCCCGGCGGCCACTGGCCTCGCCGGGCTGGGCGGGGGCCTGCTCGGCGCCAATGCCTCCAGTGATGCGGCCGCCCTCCAGGCGGCGGCGCTCAACCGGGGGCTGGATTTAAGTACAGCACAGTGGCTGGCACAACAAGAACGCAGTGCCCCGTGGGTGCAGGCCGGGCGCTCGGCCCTGGAACAACTCCAGGGCGTGGCCGGGCAAGCGCCTCCATCCTTTCAGCAACCTGGGCTTCCCGGCACGCAGCCCTTTCAGTACAGTGGCCCTGGGATGCCAGCTACGGGCTTTCAGTATACGGGGCCGGGCATGCCGGAGATGGGCTTTCAGTATACCAATCACTTCCCCATGCAGGATTTCACGGCGCCGACCTGGGACGAACTGAAGGCGCGCGATCCCGGGATTGCGGCTCGCCTCACCGAAGCCCAGCAGGGACTCGAAGCGTCCGCAGCGGCCCGGGGTGGAGCCCTCTCCGGCCCGGCGCTCGCGGCCTTACAACGCCAGTCACAGGCCCTGGCGAGCCAGGAGTACCAACCGGCCTACCTGCGCGCGCTTGGTGAGTATCAGATGGGCTACGGGCAGGACTGGCAGCAACAGCAGGAAGCCTATCAGCGTGCCCTGGCGCAGAATCAGCAACTCTACGGCCGCCAGTGGCAGCAGCAGCAGACGGACTATGAGCGGCAACTGGCGCAGAATCAGCTGCTCTATGGGCGTGGCCTCGAACAGTATCAACTCGGCTATGGGCAGCAATTGGGGCTCAATCAGCAAGACTATGCCCGCCAGCAAGCCTTGTACCAGCAGCAGTATCAGCAGATGGTGGATGCGTATAACGCGCAACGGCTGGCGCAGCAAACACAGTTTAATCAGTTGAGCAATATCGCCGGGTTAGGGCAGACCACGATCGGGCAGCTGGGGAATCAGGGCGCCTATGCCGCGCAGCAGCAGGGCAACTTGCTGAGCCAGCTTGGCACGGCGCAAGGGGCGGGCGAGTTGGGCGGTGCCCTGTCGTGGCAACGCGCCCTGACCGGGGCCGGGAATCAGTTGCCGTCCCTCCTCCGCGGCCTCAACGCTTAGGAGCAGGCCATGTCTACGCTTGGGTCATTGATCGGGATGTTAGGCGAGAGCCAGATCCGGCCCTGGTCCCAGGGCGTCATTGAGGCAAACCGGGCTGAGACGGGCCTCCTTGAGTTAGCCGACCTGAAGCGCCAGCAGGAGACGGCGGCCCGCGTGCGGCAGCACTACCAGGCCAACCCGCAGGAACTCCTCGGGGGCGCGGGGGGCTCGGTGCTGGCCTCTCCTGCCCTCACGGCTGGCGCTGGCCCCATGACGCAGCAGACCGTAATCCCCGGCCAGCCCGCCGGGGCGCCGCAGGTGGTGCCGGGCGGCATGGACCTCTCACAGTTTGCCACTGGTCAGCCGCAGAGCACGCTGGCGAGTCTGGCCCCGCGCCAGCCCAACTCGCTCGAGGCGCTCGTACGCACGGACCCGGACGCGGCGCTCCAGGTCATGCAGACGCGCTTCAAGCTCCAGGAACAGCAGCTCGGGTGGGGCGAGAAGATGGCCGCCTCGATTGGCCGTATTGCCCAGGGCGTGCACGACCAGGCGAGTCTCGACCAGGCGCGGCAGGAGATCGCGCAGATCGACCCGCGTGCGGCAGCCCAGTTGCCGCAGTTTTACAGCAAGGAGGCGATGACGCCATTTATCGAGCGGGCCTTGAGTGTCAAAGAGGCGCAGACGCTCAAGATCCAGGACCTCCAGGCACAATCCGACGCCGTGAAGGTACGGCTGTCCGAGCAGCAGGCGGCGGCCGGCGTGCCGAAGTATACCGAGGACTCGACGCTGAATGTGGCGATTGACACGCTGATGCAGCGGGCCGGGTTGCCACGGGGGACGCCACCGCCGGGGCCGATTCTGGCCGAGGCGCAGCGCCTCGTGGAAGAGGGAAAGGTGCGCGTGTCGGCGGCGCAGGGCTCAGGACAGATTAAAGAGACGCAGTATGGGGCGGCGATCATCAATCCACGCACTGGCGCGGTGGAATATCTCCGTGGCCCGAGCGGCGAGGCCGTGCATGCGCCAGCCACCCAGGCCGAGCAGTCTACGGCCACCTTTGCCAACCTGGCCAAAAAGGCCCACGAGGGGACGGTGGCGCTGGAAACGAAGGGCTTTCAGCCGGGCATCTGGGAGAAGGCGGCCGGCACGCTGCCACTGGGCCTCGGCAATTATCTGACCTCTGAGGAGGCGCGGACGTACAAGACCCACGTCTTGGACTTTGCCCAAGCCTGGTTGCGCAAGACCTCGCAAGGGGCGGTGACGCCGCAAGAATGGCAGATGATCGATGAACTCTATTTCCCCCAGCCAGGCAATAGCAAAGCCGAGGTCGAAAACAAGAGAAAGAAACGCGCCGCCGTCATTCAGGAACTGGAAGAGGAAAGCAAAAAGACGGGGCGTACGGGGGGACAGCCCACCCCCAGCGGCGGCGGCCGGACCAGCCAGGGCCCGCTGAAGCCCGTCACCGAGATGAGCCGCGAGGAACTCCTGGCGGAACGGGACCGCCTCCGGCAGGGAGGGCGCTAGCATGCCCTGGAGCACCGACGACCTGAAGCGTCTGGTCGAGGTGGAAGCCCAACTCAACAACGTCGATCCTCGGCTGGCTCTGGCGGTGGCGCAGCAGGAATCAGGCTTTGATCCGCAGATTCGCTCCCCCAGAGGCGCCTACGGCGTGATGCAGCTCATGCCCGGGACGGCGAAAATGCTTGGGGTCAATGCCCAGGACCCGGCCGACAATATCGCTGGCGGCGTGCGCTACCTGAAACAGCAACTCGACCGCTACGGCGGCGATCAGGCCAAAGCCCTGGCGGCGTACAATGCCGGCCCGGGCACCGTGGATGCCTACAAGGGCGTGCCGCCGTTCAAGGAAACGCGGGGCTATGTGTCGCGTATCCTCGGCACGCTGGGCCCTGCCCGTGCCGAGGCCGCCACGCCCCAGGCTGCGGGCCGCAGTCGCCTGGAGGAGATCGAAGCGGAATTGGCACGCAGAGACGCCCAGCAGGCCCCAGGAGGCCCGCAGGCCCCTCCTCCCGTGTCCCAGACGGCCCCTGCCCCACAGGTGGCTCCTGGAGCCAGCCAGGGGCCTTCCGTGGCGACTGAGCAGGAAGCCGCAGCGACGATCGCTCGCCTGCGTCAGCAGCAGGGCCTGCCCGATCCGGCCGCGCTGGCTGTCGGCGGGGGACCCACAGTGCAGGCCCAGCCGGTGACGGATCCGGCGGCGCTCCTGGCGGTGGGGCGGCAGCGGCCGTGGCATGAGGGGGACCCACTCCCGCCAAGCCAGCGGCCGCAGGTGCTCCCAAGTCAGGTTGAGGCGCCGCTGGAAGAGGGTATCACCAGGCCCTCAACGATGCTCCCGTTGCTCATGCCCGGGGCTGGTGCCAAGGTGGTGATGCCGCTGCTGAAGCAGGCCGGTCCACTTATCACACGGGGCGCACGGGCGGTCGCGGAAGGGCTCTCGCAAACGGCGGGCTGGACCGCGGGACGCACGGCAGAAACAGGGGAGGTCCCGAGTCCTGGTGAGGTGGGGAAAGAGGCAGTCATCAACATCGCAACGGGGGGCGTGGTGGAAATCCCTGCGGCCCTGCGGTCTGCGAAAAATGCCGCGCTCAGGAGTACGCCAGGGGCACAGATACTCTTGAATCAACGAGCGGTCCAGGAAGCCGAAGGCCTTGGCAAGCGCGTGTTCAATGCCCAGGACAAGGCGGTGGTCAGCAAAGCGTTTGATGCCGTGGCTGCCACCGGGGAAAAACTCGATGTCACACCCGTGCGGACGCTCTGGCACAGTCTGACGCCAGCGGAACAACGGATTGCCGGCAATGAACTCAGCAAAATTTCCTCGACCTTTGCCGATGCCCTCAAGACCAAGCAGCTCGGGGATTGGGATATTGGCGAACTCCAACACCTGCGCTCTGAACTCCGTGCGGCGAGTCTGACGAAGCGGACCCCGGAAACGATAGACCTGCTCCAGGCGCTGCGCACGTCGGTGGATGAGGCGATTCATCAGGGCATGGCGAAAGGGTCACTACCCGCCGCCGAGTTGATCCAGGCCCAGCAAGCCTATCGAAAGGTCATGCAGGCCGATGATTTACAGGGGCTTGTCGCGAAACATACGAAGGATAGTCCGAACCTGCAGTGGCAAGAATTGAACCTGGCGGCCCTCAATAAAGACCTTCGCGGAGGTGGGTCGCGGAAGGCGCGGGAATTCGTGCAAGGGATGGATGCGACCGAGCGGCAATTGTTACAGCAGGAACTGGACAGCTTGAAACGACACTATCCCTTTGTGCAGATACCTCGACAGGGGGCGACGATGGCCGGCACCAGCGCCGCCCTCGCGGCAACAGGCCTTGCCCTGACAGGCAATCTGCCCGCCGCTGCCGCCGTGGCGGTCCCCGCGATCCTGGCGGCAGCGGCCCGTTCGCCGAATGTGATGAGCCTCTTTAAGCGCAGTATCATCGAGGGGAAGGGGCGGTTAGCACAACATCACGTTGATGCACTGCTGACTGCGATCCGGCATGAGAACGAGACGGAAGCGCCAGTTACCGGCACACCGCAATAACCACCGCGGCCAGGGCCGCCAGCATGGCGATGATCGGTCCATCGCCGCGGTGCCACAGCTCGGTACGCCAGGTCTGGCGTAGTGTCGCCCAGTCCTGGCGGTGCTGCTCACGGCGGGCCTGGCGCAGCAACCTGAACCAGGCGCGCTCGTCTTCCGAGCGCCAGAGCCGCCAGGCGGCGTGGACGAGGGCACAGGCATACAGGAAGAGGCAGGTGGCGAGGCCCATTACGGCGGCCCAGACCAGCCATGGGGCGTAGGCATAGATGCCCAACGCCACGCTGGAGAGGAACGTCAAGAGGTCAGTAGAGAAGGCCATGGTCCCTCCTAGTGCCCATTGGGCCGGTTGAGCAGGTCTTTGACGGCGGCCAGGGTGACGTCAATGCGTTCGACCGTGGCCTGGAGTTGATCCATGCGCAGGTGATGCTGCTCCAGCATCGCGGCATAGGCCGTGAGCCAGTGCTGGTGCACGCCGAGGCGCTCTTTGTGGTCAATCAGCGTGTCGGCATGGAGCTGCATGGCACGCTGGAGGAGTTCCATCGGGGTCGGGGTCGGGTCCATAGCGCTCCCTCTCCTTCCTGGCCCCTGGCCAGGCCAGGGGCGTGTATGGGTGGTTACTGGCGATGGGTTTGCACGATCAGTTCGATCACGTGCTGCTGAATCTGGCCAAGCCGGACGTTTTGGTACGCAATCAGCGTCGTGCAGCCGAGCATGAGCACAAAGCCTGTGACGATGATCGTCAAGGAGACGCGATCCATGGCAGGCTCCTAGTGTCCGCTGGGCGCGGGAAAAATGCGCTCGAGCTTCTCATCAATACGGTCGAGCGTGCGGACGATGCGCATAATCAGCGTGGTGTTCTGGGTATTGACGACGGCCTGTTGCGCATTGACGGCGGCCTGCTGTTGCAGGATGGCCTTGATGTCCTGGGCATGTTCTTCCAGGCGACGATTGATGGTGTCCTGATGGGCCGCAATGGTGGCCAGGGACTTGATGATGCTGTCATATTCGCTGAGGTCCATGGCAGGCTCCCTAGAAGCAATTGGTGTTGCAGATGCTGCCAAAGCAACACGTGGAACACGTCACCATGCGGCCGTTGATGGTGTACGTGTGGTACGTGCACGACGCCAGCGCCGGCGCGGCCTGGAGCAGGACGACGACGGCGAGGGCCGCCAGGGACAGGACAAATCGGGTACGATAGGGCTTAGACATTGTGCATACTCCACTATGCATGGTGTTTAGCGGTCTGCTGCGGGTGACGCCGGAGCAGGCCGCGCTTCTCTGGGCGTCTCGAAGTACGCCGATTTACATTTGGCACACTGGCGAATCTCCGCCTTGCGGGGAATCCAGGTGTGGCCACAGCGCTGGCAGGTCAGGGGCTTGATGCGTCGGATCATGCGTCCTCTCCCGTGGGGCGATCGTCGCCCAGATAGCGCGCAATACGCGTGAGCATCTCCTGGGTTTTGGCGTTCTGGTCCCGAATCGACCAGAGCATGCCCACGGTCACCAGGAACCAGAGGGTGTAATAGATCAGCATGTCGTGCATGGTGCGGGCTCCTGTACACAGAGTGACGGACGCTTCTAGTATACCTTATCGGTAACGTATGCGTAAACTTTAGGATAAAAAAAGTGGCCCCTACCGTTGAGCCAACCGTCATTGTTATCGTGCCATGGCCACGCTTCCAGGCGTTTATTGATTCCGAGGCGGCGATAGGCGCAAAGCTCTATAGTTACGTGCCGGAAACGAGTACGCCGAAAGCGACCTTTGTGGACCCTGGGCTCATCACGCCGAATCCGAATCCCACGATCCTGGATGATCAAGGGTCCGCCTATATCTGGCTCAACGGTCTGTATCGTCTACGCTTGACGGATGCGGACGGCGTCGTGCTCTTCGAAGTGGATAACTATGGATGGCCCGCACCGATATCCCCTGGCCCAGGAGAGTTGATTATGGGTTCGACCGACGCCACCCTGACCCCGACGCCGGGCGCGGCGCAGATCATTTTTCCTGACATGGCCCCTGCTGGGTATAGAGTGGTCGGCGTCAGTTGGACCGTGACGGCGGACTTTGGCACGAGCCAGGGCCTGACCGTGATCGCCCTGGGGGACGCGGTCGCATCTGACCGCTGGGCACGGATCACCACGCTCACGGCGGGCACCACGGGCGGCCAACTCGGGCACGCCGCCGGGGACCAACCGATCGCGGCGCCCAGTGCGTACACGCTGCTGGCGCAGGCGGAAGGCGGATTCTTTGACGCGACAGGCAGTCTCCATTGTACGGTGTTTTGGGAAACGATCCCGGCGGACGTTGTCCCGTAAGGAGGAGACGTTGAGTAATTTGCATGCCCTTCCCGATACCCTCCATGAACTGATGTGCACCTGGGGAGACCTCGGCCCTGCCGTGATTCTCTCCCACTCCGGCCTGACCGTGCCCGCCGCCTCTCTCACGCTGCCCGCGGTGGCCGCGACCGGCTATGTACGGGACGCTGCGAGGCTCGTCTATGTCTCGCAGCCAGCCGTGAGTGTCACCCTCAGCGGCGGCAACGGTACCTATTGGCTCGCCCTCCACGCCGACCTGAGTACCGCGGTGAGTGGCTGGACGCGGCGGGCGGGCTCGCATTTCGTCTGGCAGATGAGCGCGACGCAACCGCCGGGGGTCAGTGGCCTGCTCGGGTTTGCGCAGATCACCGTCGCGGGTGGGGTGATTACGGCGGTGACCACCCTGCCCGACGCCGTGAGCCCGCCGATGAGCAGGCAAAACAGCCACGCGGTGGCGATTACGGGGGGGACGGTGGTCGCCCAGACGGTGCAGGGCTCGACCCGTGGGGCGTTTGGGACCGCGCTCAATACCTCCTACGCGCTTACGGTGGATGGCCAGCCGCTGTGGACGCAGCACGCCCAGGTCAATACGGCCCTGGGCTGCGGGCGCGTGGGCGGGTATCCCCTGGATGTGCTGGGGATCACGCGGCTCAAGGGCCAGACCGTCTTTGGCCAGGGCGCGGACTACGCGCCCCTCGCGGCCAATGTTCAGCACTCGATTTACTGGAATAAGGCGGCGTCGTTTGCCATGGCCTTTCGCCAGACGGATAGCGATGGACCGGGCGGCGAGCCGGTGACGTTCAGCAATGTCGCGGGGACGACCATCGGTTCCATTGGCACGACGGGCAGCGCGACCAGTTTTAATACGTCGAGCGACGTGCGCCTGAAACACGCCATCCAGCCCCTCACCGACGCCCTCACGACGCTCGCGGCGCTCAGGCCGGTGCGCTGGAAGTGGAACGTCGACGACAGCCCCGGCGTGGGATTCCTCGCCCACGAATTAATGATCCCGGTGCCGGAAGCGGTGACGGGCTTGCCCGATGAAGTGAACGACGACGGCAGTATCCGCCCGCAGCAGGTGGACGTGAGCCGTCTGGTGCCCATCCTCACGGCGGCGCTGCAAGCTGTGCTGGCGCGCGTGCAGACGCTGGAAGACGCGCTGGGGGTTTAGGTGTGGCCGTTCTCCCCCTGGCCCGTGCTGCTTTCCAGCAGGCGCAGCAGGCGTTCACTGAGGCCAAGTTGCTGGCGGTTAAACTCTTGCAGCTCGGCAATGGCAGTACGGAGATCGTCATGGATGTGCTGGCTATGCTGCATCATGGCAAACAAGGCGCGAAGAAAACGTTCGACTTCGGCGGATTCCATAGGACAACCTCCCTGCCAGGTTGTTGACGATAGGGCCGACACCGGCAGGGGGTGTCTGGACGGGAGCGACCCGCCCCTGCCCTACCGTCGGCATGAGACTATAGCATCATTCTACCAAAAAGGAACGCACCATGCCCGCTACGACAGATGCTCTTCGTCTTCGAGATAACGCCAGAGGCGGCGTTTGACGATAGCACTGACGTGCTGCTGGCTGACACCAAACATCCGTGCGAGTGCTGCATACGAGATGTCCCCACGTGCATAGATATGCCGAATGTCTCGTACCTGTGCCTCTGTCAGTTTTGCTGTGTGAATACGTGCTCCTCGGGCGCGTCTTTCTGGATGAAGGCGTAAGGAATCCTGGATTCTTTGACTGAAACCAAAGGGATCACGTTGTGCTCCCATACGGCCTTTTGCCCCAGCGTCACGCATATTATCGCTATTCGTGCCGAGGAAGAGATGCTCAGGACGCACGCAGGAAGGCGTATCACAGTGGTGGAGACACCAGAGACCATCAGGGATAGGGCCATAATGCAATTCATACGAAAAACGATGCGCAAAAACAGGTTTTTTATTCTCCCAGAGAATGCCATACCTGCGAGGAATGGCAGAACCACCCCAGAGCCAGCAGGTTTCTGTCTTGACCACCTTTGCCCAGAAGCGTTCAAGGAGAGGACGAACAGGGGGATGGGGCGGAAAGAGTCGTTGCCGATGGTTTTGTTTCCAGGTTTTCCCTGGGGAAACAATTTGTTGGCAACCGCATGCACACAGAGTATCTTGATTGCTAGCCATAACGCCTGCACCTCCAATGCAGAGTGGGATGGTCAGAACCCCAGCGGTGCTTGCAACACTGTTGGGGTTTGTTATTGATAGGGGCATTTTACCATAGTCGTTATACGTACACAAAAGGAAATCACCATGGCTCTCAGTACCTTGGAGCACGACACGGTAAGCAAGATTTGTGCCCTCACCAAGAACGTTCTGGCGGACTGGCAACCGCGCCTCGCCTCACTCAACGAGGTCTATAACGCGGCTGGTGGTGTGAAAGAAACGTTAGACCAAACAGAACTTGATGAGCTGCCAGAACTCAGCGGCCTGCAAAAAACGACGATCGACGACGCCATGTTTGCGCTCTCCACGGTGAAAACGTCGATTGATGCGGCGTATGCAGCGCTCGCCCAGTGTGCGGCCCGCTTCCTCTAGGGCAATCCGCCCATGAAAGGGCCGCTAGCATGCGCCTGATGCTGCTCCTGGCACTGCTGCTCGGCGGCTGTCACGGCCAACTTGTGCAGGCCCTGGAGGAGCGGCAGGCCGCCTCCTGCCTGTGGTGGCGCAGCCCGTTTGGCTCTGGCGTCACGGCGACGGGTGGCGTGCCGCTGGAGCGCTGCCTGGCGGTGCCGTGTCCCTGTCAACTCCGATGATAGGCCCGCATGTACGCCCTGCAGGTGCTGCACCGCGCATACGGCGGCGGCGCCTCTTCGTGCGCACACTGCACGCAGACCCCGGCCTGGCGCAGGCGGTTGTACCGGGCGCGCTGGTAGGCGCGGTTCCAGGCCAGGCACCTGGCGCAGTGGCGCCGTTGCCCCTGGCAGGGCTTCCCGCACCAGGGGCAACGCTGGCGCAGCCGGTAGTAGGCGCGCTGGCTAGCGCGGGCCACGGGGCCGGTCCAGGCGCGCGCGCCAGGCGAGCCAGCCGCCGAGCGCGAGCACCGCACAGCTGAGCGCGCCGAGGAAGGCGCCGAGGGCAAAGAGGACGGTAAAGAACACGTCGATCATCGGCCCTCCTTTTCGAGCAGCCGCGCCACCCGGAAGGCCTCCCCCAGCGTGGCTTCGTCCGTCAGCAAAAAACTCATATGGATACGTGTCCGTTCTCAACATCCCTATCCAAAATGATTGAAAGGAGTTATGGAATTTTCCCCAGGTTATTTATGTATCCTTTTCATGGATGTACCGGTCTGCGTCCTGCTCGCGCTGCGTGTCGGCCACGCCCTGGGCGTAGGCGCGCAGCACGCAGCGGGTAATGACCGGGCGCAGGTCCTCGGCGGCGTACTCCGCCACCAGGGCGTCGATGAGGGCCTGGAGCGTGACACGCCCCACCGCCGCGGCCGCGGCGTCGTGTGCCGCCCCCATGCGGTGACGTCCTCCGTCATAGGCCCTATCGCTCTCCGCGTCGCAGTGGCTACAGGGGTCCTGGTACCGCACGCCATGGGCGCAGCGGGCGTGCTCCTGGCAGGGCAGACAGTAGGCATAGGGGTACGAGGCGGCCAACCGCGTGCCGCAGTGGGCACAGGCGTGGCTTATGGACTCCAGCGGTTTGGTCATGGCGTGTGCTCCTTGCGCCAGGGTCGTGCCTGGCGTCTCCTCCCGCTGCACGTCGGGGTCCAGGTCCAGCACGAGGGGCGTCGTCTCCTGCGGCTGGCGCTGCGCGTCCCAGGCCAGGGCGGCAGGCAGCTGCTCGATCACGTCGTCCAGGCGAATCCAGGCGGCGGCGAGGGCCAGCGTGTGCATCGCGTCATCCAGCCGCTCGATCTCGCGTTGCAGGGCGAAGGACGCCTCAGCCAGTCGGGCATACAGGGCGATGGGGGGCAGGGGCAC